TCATACGTTACTCCAAATAAATCAGCTGCTGTTCTAGCATGTAAATCCAAGCCTTTTTCAAATGCTTCCAAGAATACAGGGTCTTTTGAATACGCAGCTAAAATACGCAATTCTGCTTGAGACATATCACAAGTTATTAAGTTATATCCAGGCTGTGCCACAAAGCAAGCCCTGTATATTTTTTCAGACGGTATATTTTGTAAATTGGGGTTAGACGAGCTCAACCTACCAGTGGCTACCATTTGTCTAAAATCACTATGTAAACGGCCTGTTTTAAAATGAACTCTTTCTATTAATGCTTCTCCATAAGTAGTTAAAAATTTTTCGTGTTTCCTATACTCTAACAATAGTTTAACTACTGGACTGTTGCCATATTTTTTAAGTTCTTTAACATCTGTACTTTTAACATTAATACCTAATTTATTTAAAGCTTTAACTACTTGAATAGGACTATCTAAATTTATTAAAGAAACATCAAACAGGGTATTTTGATTACTAGTTTCTCCTAAAATTTGTCGTAATTGAATACCGACTTTATTACGTTCAGTTTCTATTCCACTAAGCAGCTCACGCCATTTATCAATATTTAACAGCATTCCATTTAATTCCATTTCACTTAGCGCTCTTACAAAATCAAACTCTAATTTAGCAGCTCTAACTAAATTAGAATTCATTAATTTAGCTAACTGTAAATTATAAATTTCCGGCAAAACCAAAGTATCATTAGCAGCATAAATAAGTTGAGTTTCTGAATACTTTTGGTAATAATCTTTAAATGTAGTTGCAGACTCTTTAGGCATATGAATTTTTAAATATTTGTCTACAAGATGATCTAAACTAGCTTTTACATTAAAACCCAAATATAACAACTGTTCAGCTAGCATAGTATCATAAATTCTAACTAACCTAATGTTATATTGATATTTTAAAAATTTAGCATCGAACACTGCGTTTTGAAACAATTTAAGCTGCTTATCAGATTCAAGTATAGGTTTAAAAATAGTAGCATCTACATTACCATCACGAACATCAAATATATAACTTTTAGTCCCCGCTCCTATCTGTAACAATACAATTTTATCTACAAATGGATCTAAACCAGTAGTTTCAGTATCAACACTAATGACATTATATTTAGAGATATCTTGTAAACATCTAATAGCTTCTTCACTAGATGTAACATATATATAATCTGGCTTAGGTAAATTGCCTAACTCACTATGCATATCAAATACAGTCATGACATTTAAATACTAAGAATACCATTAATTTATTCAATGGTGCTATTCTTCCTTTCTATTAAATTACTTATTCATTATAACAATTTACTCCACATATTAAATTCTTTTATTATGTAAAATAAGTGCAGCTTTAAATAAAGAATTTATAAACTTATGCTCAGGTTTTGGATTATTAAAATAAGGCTCCTCAAATAATTCTATAGCCTTAGAAAATTTCACAGCCTCATTTATATTTTTCGATTTTTTAAGACTGCCGACTAAATACCCACATACAATCATGCGTACAGTTTCTAATTGAACATTGTTCAATTTAGAATATATAACCATAGCCTCTTTAAACCCTTTATAAAGCAACGTTTTAACTAAATCTATACCTATGGCATATTCCTCTTCATTGGCTGTATTTGTAATAGCATTTACAGCCTCTTCAGACCATGTACCTTCTAACGCAACTTGTTGTAGAAATGATAAAGCCGCTCTAGGAACACCGTCAGCTTCAGTAGCTATACGTTTTAGAATATTTGATTTATACTCAAATCCTTCAAACTGAGCTACCTCTTCTAATAACTTATAGATATGTTTATCTAAAAGCCTTTCAAACCTAAATACTTTACAACGATTTAATGTAACCTCTTTAAGTTTATTAGGGTAATTAGTACATAATATTATATAAACATGGTTAGGAGTATCTTCTAAAAATTTGAGCAACGCATCTTCAGACTTAGAAGGCGCTACTAACAAATGCGCCTCATCAAAAATCGCTACCTTATACTTAGCATCTATAGGGGAGGAAGGAAGTTCATCAAGTATTCTTCTCACAGTTGCAACATCGCCAATTCGTCCAGCATCTACCTCAACTACAGATAAGCTATTAAGTCCTAATATAGATTTGCAAGATGAACACTTACAACAAGGATTGGGAGTTGGACCTTTTTCGCAATTTAATCCTAAAGCAACAATTCTCGCAAACGTCGTCTTTCCACAGCCAGAAGGTCCAACAAATAGCATAGAATGTGGTAACTGTCCTGTAGTCAATGCGTTACTTATTACACGTTTAATAGTATCGTGCCCATATACTTCATCTATACGACAAGGTCTATACACTAAATTAAGATCGCCTTTTCCTCGCTTAATAATCATTATACTCTCCTCTATATATTATAGCATATAATTCCATTAAACGTTAAGTGTTTTAATACTATTTAATAAGTATACCAATTCAACAAGCACTCCTTCTCCACCGCCTATTTTAAACTCAGCCCAACATTTAGACTTTAAATACTCACCAACATCGTCTGGGCATATCGTTTTCGGTATTAACTGACAACATTTTAAATCACTTAATTTTGATGGTATAAACAATGTGTTATCTGGAGTACATGAATATCTATGTAAAATATCTATTGCTTTTTTATACTTTTCCTCTCTATTTCTACCCCAATAAAACGGAATATTTCTCCGCTTACACATATTATAATTAATCCTATTGTCTTCAGATAAGAACACAAATTTATATGATTTCCTAAGCTCATTTATTGCATCAAAATCTTTACTTTGAAACGATTTATATAATACATTACCAATTTCATCTTCGGTCCATTTACCGTCAGTAATAACCCCATCAATTTCAGAAATTATTAATTTTATATTATCTAAATCACTCATATTACACCCTACCATAAAATTCTCGTATTGATTTAATTACATACATTATATCATCCACTAATAAATTAGGATGCATTGGAAGAGACAACAGCGTATCACAAAGTTCTTCACAAATAGGAAGTTTATACCCTAAATGTTTATACATAGGCTGTTTATGACATGGTATTGGATAATGTAACCCTACACCTATACCTTTATTTAACAAAAATTGAAATAAAGCATCCCTCTCATCTTTATTTCTACATTTCAATTCATATAAATGATAAATATGTAACGCATTTTTATCCTCAGCTGGCGTTTTAACCTCTGGAACACTCTTAAGTAAAAGATTGTACTGTCTAGCCACAAAATACCTATTAGCATTCCATTCATCCACATGATCAATCATAACGCCAAGAAAAGCTGCATTAATAGTATCTAACCTTGAATTAAAACCTACAAGCTCATGTTTATACTTATCAGTCAGTGATCTTCCAACATCACCAAATGATCTTATTTTATTTGCTAATTCTGCATCGTTAGTAACTACACACCCGCCTTGACCAAGTCCACCTAAATTCTTGGAAGGATAAAATGAAAAACATCCAGCATCTCCAAAATAACCTGGCCTATTATTAAGATATAACCCCCCAAATGCTTGCGCACAGTCTTCTATAATTTTTATGTCCCTACCAGCTATAATGCCTTTTATAGCTTGTATATCACACATTTGTCCATACAAATGTACTGGAATTATTGCTTTTGTCTTCGGTGTTATAGCTTTAAACAATGAAGTTAAATCTATTAAATACGTATCTGGATCTACGTCTACAAAAACTACATCTGCTCCTGTATGTGTTACTGCAAAAGCTGTTGCTATAAAGGTATTAGCTGGTACTATAACTTCATCATCTGGACCTATACCATAAGCCAACAAAGTCAGTAATAATGCGTCAGTTCCAGATCCAACACCAATACAATATTTACTATTATTAAATCGTGCAACTTTATTTTCAAATTCTTCTAAATATTTTCCACCTACAAAAGATGTAGTTTCTAGTATATTCTTAACTTTATTCATTACTTCTTCTAAATATGGGTTATACTGCGCTTTAAGATCTACAAAATTAATTTTCATACTAATTTTTGGAAGCCGTTACTTATTCAATACCACAATAAAAATAGCCTCCTACCCCCTTCCAATAAAATATCACAACTTACCAAAAATAACAGAGAAAAATTAAAAAGCTTTAATACGTCTAACAGGCGATCCAGCATATAGCCCTGAAACATTAATATTTTTATTAACAAAACTATTAGCCCCTATCACTACTCCTTTACAAATATTAATGCCAGCAGATATTTTAACTCCTGCACCAATAAAACAATTCTCATTTATAATTGTACCATATATCTTACTAGTATTCGGCTCTGACCCAAGTGTGATTACGTTTGGACCTATAAAAACATTATCTTTAATAACTGCTTTATCAGTAATAATTGTTCCATATTTAATAATAACATTATTACCTATAACAGCATTTGGACCACACCTCACACGTCCTTGAAGTATGGTGTTGTCACCTACAACAACCCCTTCTTCTAATTCGCAATAACTTCCTATTTTAGAACCTTTTCCAATCTTAACGTTTTTCCATATATAATTAAAATGTTTAATTTCCACATCATCAGCGATATCAACAAAGTCTTCTATAACGTTGAATTGCCCTATTAACATCTGATTTCATCTCCTCTTAATTTCCTTTTAAATTTAGCTGGAGTCCCCATATATAAACATCCAGGCTCAACATCTCTAGTAACAACAGATCCAGCAGCTATAATACTATCTTTACCTATTCTTACTCCAGGCAGTATAGAAGCATTCATACCGATTGTAACATAGTCTTCAATTATTGGGCCTTTATCACCTTCTCCACCAGCACGGCCCATTTTGTTATCATTCCCCATCATAACTCCTGGACCTATAAAAACATTATTCCCTACGATGGCTCGTCCTGCAACGTTTGTTAAATCCATTATACGTGTATGATGCCCTATAATTGTCTCGTACCCAACCTTAACATTAATAGCAATCAGACTATAATCTCCAATAACAACATTATTCATTAGTTTAGCTTGATCCCCTATCAAACAATTCTTTCCAATTATAGATCCATGGTATACAACTGCTCCAGACCCTATTACAGAATTATCCCCTATAATTGTAGGCTCTATATCAGTACTAACTCGACGAGATGTAGCTCCACTTGGAACAAAGCTGGGCCTTCCTATAACCGCATAAGGAAAAAATGTAACATTTTTTCCTATTACTACCTCTGAAAAAATTGTACACTTATCTTTTAATTCTTGTAGATAACTCCTCGTTAACTTCATAATTACCTCCACGCCTAAACATAATGAGGTATTTCCTCTTTATACTTGTTATATAAAGCTTGATATTCCTCAGCACGATCTACCCTATACTCAGCTATTACATTATAAAAAGATTTAAACTGTGGGACATCGAAATTTATTTCTTTATCAAACCATTCTTGGGACGTTTTATTAAGCACTACATTAAATTCATAAAATCCCTTATACCCATTATAATGCATCCAATATTGAGGATGAGGCATTTCCTCTGGTGGTGGACATCCAACAGATACACCATTTTTTGCAGCATCCATTGTGAGCCTAAACTTAACTTCTTTCTTTTCATGGGTAGTATGTCCATAATGCAAAACTATAAATCTCCAATAACCCTCTTTTGTTCTGCTCCTATCAAATGAATTGATATTAAAAGTAGGTGTAACCGAATAAGGAGACGCTACATTAGGTAGATGCCCACCTAAATGCAAAGCCGCCTTATGTCTATGTTTTTTATATTTATAATCTTTATAAAAACGCCATAATTGACTACGGCTATGATTAACAAAATCGCTGTACCAAACATTATCAAATCTTAACCACCCTTCAGATCTCCACAAATGTGCTAAAGGAATCCTAATAAGCCATCCTCCTTGTTCATGAAAATATGACACTATGTCTCTCATATTATTATTAAAAGCCTTTGAATGTAATTGATCACATGCTCTAAAATGTAGCCACGTTGGATAATACTTAGCACATTCTTTTATCAAAGTTATCCATCTATTTTCACCTTTAGCAATTACACTATTCACTTCATTCCGCTTAATGCGTAAATGATTATACTTACTAGCATACTCTTTCAAAACATCCCACGTTCCATCAGTACTTCCATCGTCTAAAATAACTATTTCATCGTAATCTAATTTTACTGCATTTTCTAATTGCATATATATATGCTTACCGTACTCCACTTCATTACGTACCGTCATTGCTAAAATAATACGTAATGGTTTTTGCAACTTTTCATACCTATTAAACGTATTTTGTATTTCAAACTCTATCAATTTCTTCATCCGCCTTCCTGTACGATAATTTTTGATTTGCATGTTCATTACACCAACTCGATATGTATTTAGGGTGAGTACCATCAAATTTAGTAGCTATGTCACCATTATAGCCATTTATATATCTTTCTAATTGATAATCAAATAATTTAATAACAGGAAAAGATCCATTAATATAAAACCGCTCATTACGATACAGCGAATGAGCTTTTTCATTTTTAATAGCCAAAGCTTTAGGACTACGGCAATGGCCATAATGATAAATGTTTATATTAGAGGCGTACACTTTTTTAAAGTGTACTGGAGTCTTATCAGGCCACAATGGATCATCTGCACAGCCGCCAATCACATTATAATATCTAATACCTAAATCATTTCTCCATAGTTTAGTTAATATTTTGGCCCAATGTGTCCCACTAATTACATAGTCTGGCCTTCCATAAAAATGAATAGGGGTAAACCTTAAACCCCTATCTCCCAATTTAAATACAGCTTTCCGAATCCTAACAATATCATTTTCATGAATACATTCATCTGCTGCTAAATTAAAAACGTAATGTTTAGGCGGAATCTGATCCAAAACAAAGTTTCTTTCACGTGCCCAAAATCCTCTATCATGAACCCAATTTCTATTTAAAACCTTGATTCGATCCTTTCCATACTCACGTTGTAAAGAATAAACTAAATCTAACGTACCATCTTTTGACCCACCATCATTAACAACTACATAATCACATAAATCAAAAGCGCTTCGTAAAGCTGCTTCTAACGGATAGTCCAAAAAAATACATTGGTAAGTAATAAAAACTCCAACTATAATATTATCCATTTTCCATTATTCCTTAATGATTTTTGAATCGCTTCTAAAATCTTAACCACCTCTAAACCAAGATGCCCATCTGATTCTGGTATAAGAAGGCCGGGATTCTCTACGCAACCTATAAAATCCAACATTTCAACTTTTAAAGGTTCTTGCGTCTCTATATAAGGAATTACCTCATCTCCATATCTATAATTCAATAAATGTTCTGCATAGGTACCTTTACTTTTTAAACTACGCCTATCAATATCAACACCTTTATTATATAAATTAATGCGTTTATTAAGAGAATCACATTTAACCATCTGTTTAGAACCTACTACTACCAACTCTCTCACTTTTAATGGGTCTATCCAACTTAAATGTAAGTTAATAACTACATTACCTTCATATATTAAATTAATAAATACTACTTCTTCAACATTACCTAAAATATAACTAGATCCATAAGCTTGTACAGATTCACACTTTCTATTTAATAAATACTGAAAAATGGAAATATCATGCGGGGCTAAATCCTGAACTACATTAGCTGAACTCTGTATTTTACCTAAATTAAGGCGCCTACTATACATATAATATATATTTCCAAACTCTTCATCCGTAATAATATCTCTCAACAACTTTATATCTGGACTATATAAAAACGTATGCCCAACCATTAACACAAGACCTTTCTTTTCAGCTAATTCAATTAATTCAGAAGCCTCCCCACTATCTAAAGTCAAAGGTTTTTCAACAAATATATGTTTGTTTGCTAACAATGCTTTTTTAGCCAATTCATAGTGCGTATCTGGAGGTGTAGAAATTACAAGCGCGTCTAATTTAGATTGGAGAAGCTCATCTACGTCTTTAGTTAATTTAATATTATATGCATGTGGCAATTTTTTTACTTTATTTAAAGCCTTTTCGCTTTTATCGCAAATAATTTCCAAAACACCAAGCTCAAATAAATTTCGTATTAAATTAGGCCCCCAATAACCAGCTCCAATAACACCTATTTTCATATTCTACTCCTTATCTGGCCAAATATTATACCCACTTTCAATTGCCTGTAGTTTTTTTAAATGCTCATAATATTCTAACATTTTATTCCAATCTATATTTAATTTTGGCTTCCAGTAAGTATTAAAATGATTAATATCTAACTGAACTTTAATTGAACGTCTTATCCCAACAATAACTTCATGTACATACCTTACAGCATGAATCCTAGGATAATCCAACCTTACTAAACGTTGTTGCCAATCTGGATACCACTCAGATTCCCCCTTTAAACCTTCATTACCTTTAATCTCCTTAATCATTTCTAAATCAGCCCAATGCCTTCTAGAAAAATACACCCCATCAACATCAGAAGCTTGTAGTTCCTGTGCTAATTGTCTTAAACGTCTACCTAACACCTCTGTTATAGTTTCATCTGGCGCCAACCCAAAAACCCAATCTGCTTTATCATTTATCCATTCTAATTGAATATTTTTAAATTTACCAAAATTTTCTAATTTAGCCATCTTAATATGACAACCAAACGACTCTACCACTTTCAATGTCTCTTCATCACATCTATCATCAAATAAAATATAACTTTCATCCACATACGGTAGTATACTCTCAAGCATATTAGCTATACAGTAAGATTCGTCCCTTGCAAAAGTTGAATGAATTAATTTTATAGTCATTAAATACCCTCCAAAAACTTTTACCCGCTAAACTCTCTTTTCACATACAAGCTCAAAATTAGAATGTACTTCTTTATAATCTATCATAATTAGACCATGTTTACTGCATAACTTTGAAAGCCATATATGATCAAAAATTACATAATGAAAATTAGTTTTATAATCTTGCCCTCCAAAAATATGCCAAGATACAAATTTAGCGTCTAATGTGTTTAAATAAGTTTGAGCCACCCACTTTAAACTAGGAGTTCTAAACTTAATTCTACCACCATTTTCCAAAACCCTTGCCCACTCAGCTAACAATTTATCAGTATCACTAACTGGAAAATGTTCTATTATATCAGACGCTAATATTCTAACAAAAGCACTATCAGGAAATGGCAAATTTCTAACATCACACACAATATCCACTTTATCTAAAGGCCTAATATCAACGTTCACACATTTATAACCGTTAATATTATCAATTATATCATCTCCACATCCTATATTTAATGAAAATTTCATACTTGTTTTATAGCCTCCACAATTTTATTCCCTATGACGTCATGGCTAAAATTTTCTATTATATTGCTACGAAGTTTTTTACCTTTTTCAGCAGCTTCCTCACGGTTAGCATATATACCCTTCATAATACTACTAGTATGGATAATGCTTGGATATGCCCAAAGCTGGTGAGCATTATAAAAAGGAGAAATCATCATGCCATACACTGGCTCCAACATATAATCGATAAGATAACTATTATCAGGTTTAGCATATTCTGTAACTCCTCCCCATCCAGTCACAGCTATAGGATTTCCAAACACACCTGCCACAAAAGGGCTAAGTCCCCACCCTTCTCCACGATCTGTGTGTACTAAACAATCACAATATTTATGAAGGCCTAACATCTCATCATTAGATAACTTATCAAGCACTAAATAAATTGGCGGATAAGTATTAAAAACTGTAGTGTCTTTAAGTTTTTTAAGTACAAACTTAACTGCTTCTTTCTCAGGATCTGAAAAATCAGCTCTATAAGTTTTTAAAATAAGGGCAACGTTCTCACCATTTTGAAATGCATTCCAGTAAGCTTTAATTAACGCTAATGGGTTTTTACGCTCTATAAATTGAAAAACAGCATAAAATTTATAAGCAGCAGGATCCACCCCGCTCACTTTAAACTCTTCTACTTCTTTATACTTATCTACGTCTATACAATGGGGAATCTTAGTCATAGGCTTAAGCACGCCTGAATCTTTATAAACGTTAATACCCCAATCAGAAGCAGTAAAAACTAAATCTACATAATTATTAATCCATTCCACCCACTTATCATGAATGCGGCTAGTTTCCCAAATAGAATAACCTATATTAAATTTTCCAGGCTCTATAAATTTTTGATAATGCTCAACAGTTAAATGTATCAACACTATATTATAATCAATAGGAACATTAACTAAACTTTTAAGTATACGTCCTTCTTCCCCTAATTCAGCTTCACCTTGCTCAAATGAAACTGGAACTAGTGTTAAAGGCACGCCTAATTTATAAAGAGCTAATACATAATTTCTAGCCGCTTCTGCATATCCGGACACATCAAAAAACGGCGCGATATATTTAATACCTATTAATTCCATTAAAACACCTCCGCCTTAATTGTATGCTCAGTAGAACTACGTTCAGGTATACTAACCTTTGATCTCATATCTGTGTACGCTTTATCGAATAGCTTTACCCATTGAGGGACAATACCTTTCTGCCAATCCATTTTATTAACAATCCAATTATATCCATTCTCAACTCTTTTACGTACTTCTTCTGGATTATTATATATCTCCAATAATTTTTCTACCATATCTTCAACATCTACTAATGGACGTCTTACTTCATTATCGAACTGTATAGTAGTCCATAATGATGGATTAGAGCCGCTTTTAGCTAGCCACCCTATATCTTCTGTTATAAATTCTGGCATAACCGTATTATTAGGCATTAATATCGGTGTTTTAGCCGCTAGCGATTCGAGCCATGCTAAGCCCATACCTTCACCAAGTGAGGTACTAATAACAACATCACTAGCGTTATAAATTAAATTCAAAACTTCTCTTGGGTAGCCTTGATTAGGACCAAAATTTTTAGGAAAAATTACATCCCTTGACGTATCAAACCCAAAAGATTGACAAACTTCATCCAACTTCCATCCCTGATCGTGCATGGCACAATGAAGATATAAAATGCTATCCGGCACTGCTTTTCTAAATTCTTTAAAAGCTGCGATAGTCCTAGGAAGATCTTTACGTTGTTGGTTACGGTTAACATTAGTAATAATAAATTTATCTGCTAACTGACCAAAATATTTAGCTCTAAAGTTTTTAACTTCATCTTGTGGTAAGGGATAAAATTCCCCCGTATTTACACCATGTGGTATAACATGTATATCTCTATCCAACCTTTTCAATGTTTCTTGCTTGCCAAATTCTGAGTATGCTACTAAATAATCAATTAGAACTAAGTTATTAGCCCACTCTTGTTTAATAATAGAATCTACTGGGTAATAACATATTGATTTAAAGGGTTTCTGTCTATTTTTACGTAAATGATCTAACAATGTAGGAAGAAAATTTAAAATAAAACTATCTTGTAGAAAAAATAAAATATCAAAATCCATATGTGGAATCATGTTTAAAACTTTCTGCCTTCCATATGGGTCTTTTTGGTTATTAGTACCAGTAGGCCATATACGGTAAGGAAAATCATGCGGATCTCCCCAGTAATTAATTCCTAAAATATCAATATCAAATCTACCTGTCCTATACAAACCTTCAAATATATTACGACTAACGGTGGCAAATCCCGTAGCACACGTTGGGCTATCACAATATGCTAAAACTTTTATCTTTTTTTTGACTTTTCCACCAACTGTTTTATTTTTAACTTTTATTTTCCTAGATTTCTTAGCCATTTAAACCCTCCTTTAAGAAAATAATACTTTAAACATATCGCTTCTAGATTAAATAATAGCATATGTTTTTAATTTTGTAAACCTATCAACCAACTTTTTTATTTTTAACCTTCTTAACACCTAAAAATGGAGACGTGTATTTTTTAACAGCTGTCTCAGTTAAATAAGGTTTAATTGTAGGGTCTTCCTTTAAATACCTATCAACATCATACTTAGATACCGATACTAACTGTAAAAATTTATCAGTAGGTACATTTTCATATAATGTTTTAGGATCATAAGTAGTCGTAAGTCTTTGTCTAGGATAAAGCTCTACTCCATTTGCCGCAACATTTTTTCCTGTGTAGTTTATTTTATCTAAAATATACTTACGTAAAGATTTTTCTCTTTTATCTATAATTCGTTTTTTATTTTGAATATCTTCATACTCGGCTATCAAATCTTCATCACTGTAGTCTTCTGGCTTACGCTTAATAAACGTCTTACTACTTATAGCATCATTATAAGCACTACAATTATCAGTAAAATCACACCAATTACACATAGAATTCAGTGTTGGGATAGCCTCTTCTTTACGCAATTCTAGCATTTTATTGTAAATAGCTGTAACATATTCTAAAAACACAGCCCTTTCATCTAAAGTCCTGTAAGTATACACAGGCTCTCCACGTAAATAATCTAAAGATAAAATAATACGTTTATAATCAGAAAATAAAATAGACGCTACTAAATCATATATTGACAACTGTATATCAGATTTTAATTCATCACCACTTTCGAAATATTTAGACGTTTTATAATCCGTTACTAACACGGTATCATTATTAACCCGCTCTACTTTATCCATCGCACCAATCAAAACAACACCAGTATCAGTAATTACTTTAAATCTCTCTTCAATAGTAATTATAGTACCATTCACAAACTCTTTAATTCTATTCATTACCATATCTAATCCATCTTTATGGATAACTGGATCTTCTATACCTTCTCTAGCTGCTACCTCATTATACACCGCTCTAATCTTCTGGATATCATTAGCAGAAAAATTTTCATTTTTAATCCAAATCTTTCCAGCTGCTGCTAACGCTTCATGTACAGCCAAACCTAATTTAAATGCGGGGTTCGGTTTTCTAGGTAGTTTTAATACATAATTACACCAATATTTCCACTTACACTGTAAAAACATTGACATTCTCGTAGCCGATAATAATATAGAATCATTCATTTTTATCATCTCCATTAACTATACTAATATAATATAATGCTAAAATTATAGAATCTGTTATATCATTTCCAGAATCAAACGATAGTGATCTTAATTTAACTTTATATTTATTCCTAACAAAATTAAATACGTCTTCTTTAGTTTTAATTTTAAATGCGGAACGTACAGTATTTGGTGAAACAAATACTACAGCAGTGTTATATACAGCACATAAAAGATTGACTATACCTATAAATTGTGATAATACTTTCAAAGTTTTTACATTTTTCAAATAAGTTTCTTCGATTATAACAACATCAGGCTTTAAAATAGAAAACAAACCATTAACATGTATATAAAACCAATAAAGTTTAAATTGAAGCTCTAACTTTGGAGGTTGTATAACATCGAACAATATTAAATTTTCATTATGATCTAATAATGACCAACCCGTAGATTTAGACGACACATCAAATGACAGGATCTTCATCAGATACAGCCTCCCAACTAAACCCACAGTCTTGACAATCATACACGTCTCCACTATGAATAACATTTATAGATCCACACCTTAAACATTTATGTAATAAGTCAGTCATAGATTTTGGATAATCAACGTCTGCAAAATCAAACATTCTCTTAGCTTCTAACAAAGACACTCTGTCTACAACAACCCCGTCTCTACGTCTAATAGACATTAAACAACTATTACAAAAATAATACTCAAATACAATGTCTTTATTGCAGTGATCACACGTAATAACTTCCTCTCCAACTAATATTAATTCATCCGAACCACAGTTATCGCATCTCATAGTTTAATCCTCCAACATATCTATTAAATTACATATAACATCCACAAATTCTTCACTTATAACTAACGCAACGACCACCAAAGCTTGATTATCTTTTAGTGCTGGATACTGTTTGGTTGCGTACATAACTTTTTGAATAGTAGGTAAATATAAAATATTAATTTTTTCTTTATCATCATATGTCAATATAGAAAAATCACCTTCTAAACCTTCACCCATTTCGATAAAATCAGAGTAATGTCCTTTTCTAGGTATTCTAATGCTATACTGCGTATCATATACTCTAAATTTATAATTTCTAGACGGAAGTAATAATAAAGATGGCGTACCCACTACTTCTTTATACGCTTGATTATCACCTGTTTTATTAGAATTATTTAGATCTGCCATTATACCCCTCCCAACAAATAATTTAATTCTTCAACATCCAAATCGGCAGGATCAAAACCTGTATAAGGTAAAAATATAGGTCTTATGTGTATTTTACTACTCATATTTTTAAGAGCTCTAAAAGTCCCTTTTACACCGGCTTCATCTGCGTCAAACAATATTATTACATTCATAGCATATTTATAAATCAAATTTTGTTGTTCTCTAGCAATACTACTTCCCATACAAGCTACAGCATTTTTATAGCCAGCCATAAATAATTTCCATACAGACTTAAACCCTTCAACAACTATTAAAGTCCTATCCTTTCCAAGATTATTTTTAGCATTGCACAGGTTATACAAAACACTGCTTTTAGAAAAATTTTTAGTTAAAATATACTTAGTATATACATCCGCTTTTCCAGTAATATCCCTACAACTATATGCCACAAGTTTATAATCGTCATCCCTAATAGGTATTACATCTCTTTGAAACCCATACTTATCTACATACCCACCGCCAATCTCAAAAAAATCCAAAACCTCGCTAGGAAACCCACCATTTTCTTCTAATGTAAAAAATGGAGATCTAAAAGCTTTAAAAGATTCTAAGTATTCTTCATTAACAAAAGAAGGTGGAATATGCTGATTATCTAACGTACTATGTATAAAATCCCTCTTATCCTGTTCATCTACATATTTTACATATAAATTAGGATCATTAATATTAATGCCAGTTATATTCTCAAGATAATTAATTGTTTCAATGAAAGACAAATTCAACATATGTTGAACTAAACTTATAACATCATGTCCTATAGACTCATGGCACCCATGTGAATAACACACCCAATTTTTTGTTAATTTATTCATCCTGAAAGCAGTCTTATTATCACCGCCATGCACTTTACACGGCGATCTAATTTCTGTTGCGGTTTCTCTAGCGATATTGAATCCAAGAGATTCTAATAACCGCCTAGCATCCACAGCTTGCTTTAGTTTAGCTATTCGATATCTACGTTGATCTGTTTTAGAATACTTCATTGTTATATGCAACACCCTCATTTATAATTTTGTCTTCTTCATTAATATCATCTTCAATGACATCATCTTTCTCTGTATTTTTAAGTTTATCGTAATCAATAAGTTGTTTTTGCGCCTCTTCTATTTTTAAAAGTCTTTTTAAAAAATAATATCCAATACCTTCATCAGGAGTAGTTCCACCACGACGACTATCAGTGATTACTAATTTATAATTACCGTAGTCTTTCTCAAACGGTGCGACTGAATCTAACTCTTCCTTAGTTTTTGGTTTAAAAAACATTAATACATCTGCATAACGAAGTATACGATCACTATCAGCAACATCATTTTGTCTATTAATCTGATTAGCACATAAAAATGGGATATCCAACTCACCAGACAAATCCTTAAGAGCAGTAGTCACATCCCCTAAAATTTGATATTCTTTCTTATTCCTAAAATCAGCAGAACTAGGAGATTTAATATAATCAAAAATAGCCAATTCTATACCTTCAGCGTACCTATATTTATTATACAGTGCTACTAATTTATCAATACTATAACCTGGCATAAATTCATGAAAATACTTACCCTTTTTTATTAACGTTGCAGCTAACATTAAACGCTCATACTCATCATCTGTATAACCTCCGTGCTTAATTCTACGTTCTGAAACATTTGAAAGCATTGCTAGTATTCTAGCCCTCCACTGCTCAAAATTCATCTCCGTATCAACATATAACACCGGTTTATTCAATTTATAAGCTACATGCGCCCCCACATTACTTAAAAAAGCGCTTTTCCCATGTTTTGGTCTAGCGCATAACACAGTTAAAGTTCCAGGAACAAGCCCATCTATCCTTTTATCTAATATAGAAAACCCTGTTGAAATTCCACAAAACTCTACTGGATTTGCTTTTCGACTTTCTATAAACTCATCAATTCCATCAGCTAAATTTTTAGCCTCAGTAATAGATTTACTTGTTAAAGATAAATCTAACAGTTCTTTATTTACAGATCCTATCAAATCACCAGCAGACATTTTATCATTTTCAGCAGAGTTTTCTACAACACGTATATTTTTAACCAAACTTTTGTATAATTTATACTTAGAACTAGCATCTATAACAGCCTGTTTACAAAACTCTAAATTTGTATTGGATAAATCTAAAGAAGCTATAGCCATAATATATGACTGCAACTGTTCAGTCAAAATATTATTAGACTTAGCTTCATTTATAACTAAAAAACTGTCAAACTTTTTTACACCCTTAGAAACAAGTTGTTCAAATAACGTCCATACAAGTCTATGATCATAATCAAGAAAATCCTCAGGATTAATAGAGACAGCTATCGAATAATAGTTGTTTATAGAATTAAAACAATAAGACAGTAAAGCTCTTTCGTAAAAACTTTGTTTAAAAGCTAATTTAATTTTTTCAAGCATGTTACAAAAGCCTCGCACTTTTTGATAATTTATACTCAACTTCTCTTCGCCCAAGCTCACGCTTCAATGCATTTATTAATTCTAAATAGTGTTTTTCTAAATTTTCCGTCATCTTAATTTCACACTCAAGTGCTTCTATGTCAGACACTACCTGTTCCAATTCTTTGTTATCTTGAACAAGTTTAATAATTCTTTCTGCTTTTGTTTTAGCTTTTACAGTAGATTGATTAAGTTGGTTTTCTATCAATCGTTTTTTCTGCATTAATTTAACTTTTGATAAATTAATCTGTGATGTAAAATAAATTAAAAATTGAGATAAACCGATAGCGTACCTACTAATATCTGCTGACGAAACTAACTCAAGCTCCCTAGGATCAAATTTAAAAATCTCTGACATTAAAGTTTCATTCTTAGGCATAGCAAATACCATCAGATCATCAGCTCTTTTTTTAAGATAATTATTGATATCCATACCTATACCTCTGTTGTATCCATTACCATACGAATAAAATACTCAAACTCATAATCATCTGCCATAACTACATCGATATTTTTATGCGCTACAGATCTTGCTTTATTAATCAACCACTCCTTAGCACCTTTTTTAAATCCATTCCCATCTAATACAATAATTACATTTTTTTGATCAAACGCTAAAGCATTTTCAAATAAATAAGGCAATTTCTCATCTACAGAACCAGCCACGTGCTGAGATCTACATTCTATCCTAATCCCATTATGTAATCCCTGCCCCTCCAACATTAATACAAACTCACCTATCCCACGTGAACCGTATATTGTTGTGTATGGCACATTTTTCAATAAAACTCTAGGCGCTGGCTTAAAGCTTAATCCCCGCCATTCTCGGTAAGGCATCACTAAAACACCTGCACTCTTTAAAACATCTTCTACATATTTTTCTAAAGCTTTACCAGCCCTATTAGCAATTGACCCTTGACTTTGTGCACTACTCATAGCTAAATCCTCCTTTTTATAAATTCTATTCGTATATAACCAAAACCTCTTCAACATCTGGCCTAGAACTATAGGCGCTGATGTATCGTTTAACAAACTTTCTTCTCGCAGTGTTTCCATCTTTATATAACTCCTCAGTAACACCTGGAATCCAGTGATTAGATATCAATACTTTTTTACATTTACAATTAATAGCATAATTTACTAAAACCTTGTGCTCTTCTAACCCAAACCCAGCACTAGTATAATCCGTAAAATTTGATGTTTTACACAATGGTAAATATGGAGGATCGCAATATACCACATCTAATTCAGTGCATTCATTAAACGTTTTTTCAAACGATTGACATTTAAATAAAAACTTATCAGCTTTGTGTAAAAACATCCGCATTTCATATTCTGGAAAATGTACCGACGTATATTTTCCATAGGGCACATTAAATTCGCTTTTAACGTTATACCTACATAATCCATTAAAACAATGGCGATTCAAATAAACAAAGAGAGCCGCTCTTTCTAAAGACCCTTTTTCACAATCATTAAACATAGATCTATTATAATAAAACTGTCTCTGTGTATTTCCATCTTTAAAAAACATTTTACAATATTTAATAAAATACTCTCCCTCATTTTTAAGTGTATTAAAAACATTAATTAAATCATCATTTAAATCACACAATAAATACTCATGGGCTTCGATATTCAATGAAACAACCGCCGAACCAACAAACGGCTCAACTAATCTATGTACTGGCTCATCTAGGGCTTCTTTTATAAACTCTATACTACGTAATTTACTACCAGCCCATTTTAAAAACGATCTAGCTGGCTTTGTCATCAGCGCTACGTTCCTCCCATAGAGCTTTTTTACCAGTACATAAATAGTCCCTTTCTACTAAATTTCCATCACTATCAAAAATTTCAACATACTCACTTAACATTCCAATCTGTTTACATTTAAAAGATAGATTACAATATTTCCAATCTCCTCGAATAGTACCATCATCTAATGGAACAAAATCATTACAATCTTTTTCCAAATCAGGGTCATGCGGATCTTTAGTTTTAGTTAGTATCAGCTCTATCATTTATTAGCTCCCTTTAATTTTTTAAACAATGCACTTAATAATCGATCTTTATCTAAATCATCCTTACTATATATTTCTATAAGTACTATGCCATTCATATCACAATACTCTTTTTTAAGATTATCCCTACGGCATGCTTTCAAAAAACCCTCCCTGTCTCCGTGAAAATATTTAACAAACTCACTGTGTTGACGCCCCTGTACCTCTATAGCTAATTGTAATTCTTTGATGTAAAAATCAAAAAACAACCTTGTATTTTTATATTTAATATAATATTCCTTAAAAATAGTATACCAAGGCCATAATTTTAAAAGAACGTCATATGTCAAATCAGATAATTCACTCATCGTTCAAACCCAACATAGATTTAATTTTCGATCTTAATTCTAAATAGTCAGTCTCGCTTTCCCTAAATAAACTAATAATAGAATCTTTCCCTTGTAATTTATGCTCATTGTAAGTAAACCAAGCGCCGGCCTGCTCAATAATTCCAAAATCAACTGCTAAATTAACAACCTCATCAACAAAATCATATCCCTTACCATAAACAAGATTTATTTTTGCAGTACGCCAAGGAGTAGCTAATTTATTTTTAACAACAACAAAATCACTTGTATGTCCAATAACCACACCATCACTATCTAACAACCGAGAAGACTTAGCTTCGCCCCCCTCAACTTTAATTCTACCTGTAGCATAAAAAGACAAAGCTTCCCCACCTGTAGGAGTTCTGCTATCCCCCCATTTACCTATATTATGTCTTATCTGATTAATAAAAATAAGTAACGTTTTAGTCCTATTAGCAATAGGACTCAATTTCAAACAAGCTTTACTCATTAATCTAGCCAACAATCCAATATAATTATCTCCAATTTCACCTTCTGCCATATCTTTAGGCAACAATGCAGATACACTATCAATAACCATCACATCTATTTCTCCACTTTTCATAAGCATTTCAGCAATATCTAAATTCTCATCTCCAGTATATCCCTGAACAAGCTCTATAGTATCAATCTTATCCCTAGAAATTCCTACAAAATCTCCCATAGACCTAACAAGCTTTGGATCTAAAGAATGCTCTGCATCAACATATACAACATTGTGCCCCGTTTCTACGGCTTGCAAACACGTGCTAATTGCTAATGTAGATTTCCCACTACTATTTGGGCCGTATATTTCATATAACCTACCAAGTGCTAACCCACCTACACCTAATGCAGCATCTAGTGCCAAACATCCTGTAGATACAGCGTCAATTTTTAAATCTTCGTGTTTACCAAGTGGGCTAATAACATCCTCACCATATTTTTTTATAATTGCTTTTTTAATTATATCTAACGTAGTAACTTTATTAGACTTAGATTGCTTTTTCTTTGCCATTCTTTACTCCTTCAACCCATTTAATAAAGATTTTAACTGTGTTACAACTTCATCGTTTGATATTTCATTGCCTATCTCATTTTCTATATCATCAATTCTTGTATTAACTTCTTCAACAACTCTATCAGAAAGTTTTTTGTTTATTAAAGATAAAGCCTTATCAGTAACCCAAGCCATTTTATCTTGCCCAAGAATTCTTATATCTGGAACCTGTCTAAAATTAAATTCATCTACATAATCAAAAATAATACTAATTATAGCAGCCGCCTCTTGTATAGCATTTTCACGATTTAACCCGGTTTTTTCTCTAGACTCTACTAGTAATCTTATATATTTCATATCAATTTTATAATTACCTTCAAAACTATAACCGGCTACATCAGTATAAGCAGCGTATAGCTTCTTATAAAACAAATTTCGTAAATCAGCAAAAGATTTTATAGACTTATCAACAAAAAGCGGCAAAGAGACTCTAAATCCAGCCTCTATAGCCGCTTCTTTAGCTTCATCGGGAGTTTTTATTACTTTATAGCCATTACGTTCAAGTAAGGTTTTAGCTTCTAATAAGCGCACCTCTTCCATAGACTTACCTGTAAATAGATCATAATTAGTCATAATTCCCTCTATATAGTTTTAAGAGTTGTTAATAAAGCTCTATAATTTTCATGGTTAGATTCAATTAATATAAATTTTCCGCTATCACCAATATATAAATCTAAATCATCCCGCATAAAATTTCGAAGTATTGACTCTAATTCAACTCCATTTACAGCAAATAGGGCTGGGCTATGTACCTCACTGTCCAATTCTATTTTTGAATTTAGCCTTGTACTAGAAATATCAAGCTCTGTGCCATCAAACTTAAAAACTACTTTATTATCATCTTCAGAATCTAAAACACTTACAGCCGATTTTAATACATCATGTACTTCGTCTTTAGGAAAAATGTATTTAGCTTCTGTGTTTGATATAATATTTTTATAATCAGGATAACTTTCCCCTATAATAAGAGCTCCTACCAAATAAACGTTATCAAATCTAAAATGTGCATACCTAGCACCAAATTTCATAAACACTTGCCTATCAATATCTAATAAATTCTTTAATGTATATGCTAATCCATAATTAAAAATAACTATTTTATCCTCTATAATAGTTTCAACTGGCAAAACATATTCTGCTAACTTAATACCACTCGTACCAACAAAAACTACACGATCATTATGTATTCGTACACATAACCCTGACAAAGCTTTACGCATCTCTAGCGGATTTACGTACTGTATAGTTCTATTTATACCATCTTTTAATAAAGTACTATTCAAAATAAGATCTATTTGTTTATCTATCTTAATAATTGGAAACATCTCTGGATTATATAAATCAAACTTAAGCCGCTTATTAGATAGTTTGCCGTTCACAAATTTAGTCTTACTTTTTATAACACCATTATTTGCAAAATCAAATTCAAAAACATCTGTGCCAATAGAACCATCAAACGGAATAAACTTCGTTATGTAACTTTTAATATCCTTTAATTTAAATAAAGCTTTGCCTGACTCCAAAATTTTACCAGTGTCAGAAACTATAACAATGCTTATAACACCATTTGTAGCACTAAACACAATATTATCGTCTACAGTAACAAGCACCATTCCTAAAACACCGTCTTCACTTAACTTCGCCACAGAGGATAGCTGGTTCAAAATAACTTGCATCTCGTCTGTTTTAATCCTAAATTTCATACAATCCTCCAAAAACATATATGTATACACGCTGTTCTTCTATATCTATATTATAGCACAAAAATATAAAATTGTAAAAATTTTATAAAAACTTTTTTAAAACACAAAAATATTATACAAATCAAATACTTATACACTTACAATTTTTGCGCCTAAATATGCTACCCAACGCTTCTTTACATTTCCTATCCCAGAGATACTAACATTTAAATCAATATACTTGTCAACAATCGCAGTGATAGCTCCCGATAAATCTATTTCTCTATAAGCACCTACACGATCAATTAATTCTCGTATAGCTTCATCAATAGAAGTATAGTTTTTAAGGTTAAAAATAAACTTAGACCTAACTCCCCTACGCTCAATCATATTATCATCATCTCTAAGATAAGAATAAGCCCATACAGTCCAAGATCTTGTACGATCCACTTTATAAATTTTATTGCTTCCTGTTACATAAAAATAATGATATGGATCATCCCCATCATACCTAAACATTATTTCTACAAATCTTCTCCATCTTTCTCTGCCACTCTCATCAAATTTAATAACTACTTCATGGGTTTTAGGGTTTATATATGGAGGCAACTCACTATAATTACATTGTAAGTCTGGAATTATTGAAGCCATTAAATTCTTATAATTTAAAGTACCATTAATATAAGATTGTAAATACTTTACTCTCCCAGGCCCATATACAGCGCATGTATCAAACTTTAACGTAGTAATTTTTGGAGTTGTTTTAACTTTAAGTCTTACTTCCTTTCGAGCCTCTGGTACACCAGATAAATTAAAATAATCCACTACTCTATACTCTTCACTATTTATCACTGCAGACAAATCTAAAAACTTATCAAGAGAATTCCATCCCCACACCACAGCTTGCAAATCGTGTTTATATAACGCATGTACATATGCATACAAAGATTTATATGACGACGCAAAACAACTAGAATTAATTATAGCATTTAAATTTAAATGTTCTAACAAAGGCACAAATAAAATCTTTTTAACATGTACAACTTTAGGAATAATTTTTGCATATAAATCTATGGCATTACCTGAAGAGTTTAAAATAGCAGTCAAATCAACATGATTAATAACTTGTAAATAAGCAGATAAATTTTTAGTCCACCAACCCTCAACAACACCTCTTAAATTATAAGTTATTTGTATACCTTTAAACCCACTAACCATAGCATTTAGATTAACAGGATCTATAGGTAAAATACGTGCTTGTAAATCATTTGGCCCATAACCACCTACTAAGATAGCTATTAAATCACTAATATCAAACCCATGTATACCAGCAGACAAATCTTTTGGTGCTATAGCATATATAAAAGCCGCTAGAGTTTGTAAGGTAGTAGACTTAATTGTGGCTAATAAATCTGATTTATATACAGATGCTATTGAAGATGCTAAATCACTAGTATCATAACTGTGAATATAAGCTTTTAATACTGGAGCTCCTCGATTAAAAATTCTATAAAACCCAGCCCCTAAATTAATAGATCCATGCCACCATTCTCCCACAACACTGGCTGCAAAATCCCTAATTTCTATTATATTTACGACAGCTGATAAATTTGATGGTGGGTGTGTAGATATATTACTCATTAAATCCTTCGTATCAAACCCATGAATACCAGTAGACAAATTTAACAAATCAAATCCATGGATAGTAGAAGATAAATTAGCCGGGGGTATAGTACTAACACTGGCACCTAAACCAAGAGTAGCTTGAATAGAAGATTTTATATAAGAAAGTAAATCAACATACTTAACTACTGGCGCATGACCAGACACACTACCTGTCAAACCACGATAACCGGTATAACGACATGGAAGTTTTAATATCTGTGGAATATTATCACCATACCCCACAACCACTGTTGGGCACTCTTTGACATGATCTTTACCAACTACTGTAATAGTAGCTTTTAAATTGGTGCTGTCTGACATTTTTAATTAGCCGCCATTAATATTTATTACATTCAAGCCACTTCAAAACTTATTAAATCACCGTCATATAAAAGTTCTCTAGCACGCCCACTCACATCTGGTGTATATAAATCATACAACTTCAGTGTATCATATAATACAACCTCTATTCCACTAACAGTAGAAGCATATATTTTATTGTTTAATATAGATATAGAATTATAAGTATTGGTACCATATACATTATAAGAATCGGTAGATTCATTAATAATATATATACCAGAGTTAGTAGCTAAATAAATAAAATTATCAATTCCACCAGTGTCTACAAATAAGTCTTTAATATTCACACCAGAAGCCAACACCCCACTCCCTGGACTATAACACTTTGTGGGAGCATTCCAATCAACTAAATAAGTATTAACAATACATAACTCATTATTCACAATATAATAAAGTTCGTCTTTAGTTATAAAACACTTTTCCGCGCCACTAACAGTTGTATAACTTCTAAAACTCTGCGGATTCAACTTAACCACATCCACCCCACTATTAGTAATAGCACATAAAACATTTTCATATATATGAATATCCACAATTTTATTAGAAGTTAATTCATAATAAGGTGTTAATACAGATAAATCATTTAAACACGATTCTAAATTAATAGGGCTAGAAATACTACCACTAATACAACTCTTCGTAATACACTTAACACCACTATCAGTAGTCCCTAAAAATATATAATCATTATTCCCAAAAATAGTAACAAACCCTCCATCTCTAGAAACAAAGGCGGATAATTGCTCAGTATATAAATCATATATATCTAAGCCATTAGACGTAACAATATACGCATTATCGGTATCTATAAAAACATCTTTAGTCTCACCGATAACCCCCCATTGAATAAGATTATCATCAACCCACTGCTGTATAGTAGAAGACCACTGCATATATTTTAGATCCTTTTGTTATTTTAATTATCTATTATAAATAGATCTAGGTAAAAAATACCCAGACTGAGTAATAGTAAATAAATTGCTAGTAGCTGTACCTTCCCATACATAACCGTTTTGTGAAGAAGTACAAAAAACTATAGCTAAATCAATTTTAGCTCTACCAGAAGTATGAAAATTAGTTACAGCAGTACCGCTGCTACCACTACTATATATACTATAAAACATAGTAGAATTTGCATTAAAAGAGCTGGTTTTAAATGTTGCAGCAAGTCTTTTAGAAAATTTAGGCACCGCATCCCAAATAACTTGTGTAGGAGAAGAAGAAGTACCTATATTTGTAGACCTTACATTAGTATGTACTCCTTCATCCCACCCAATATAATCACCATCAACAAAAAACTCTATAATTGATCCACCAGAATCTGTATAAACAGCTCCTATACAACGCCAATCATTATAAACTGAGTGGTACCAACCCTCAACTTCTCCAACTTCACTAGGAGCCGAGGATGAATATTCAATTTGTAAACTTGTTACTACAGAACCAACCAATGGCGGTTTTACATAAATATAATACCATGTACTAGCAGATAAACTTGTTAATTGTTTAGAAAATTGGGACGTAACTTTATACAAACCACCGTTAATCTCTATTTTTCCAGGTACAATATAAATCTCATCTGAGTCCTTATACTTAATACCTATCGACTGCATCCCTTCATATATAGCAATTAATGCAGGATCTGTCACAGTCAAAGCGTTCCCAGCTCCATTATATATCTCATATGGAATAATAAATCCACCAGTATTCATTGCGGCCTGTATCGGATATGTTGAAGCTCTTAAACCTACCTTCTTATTAGAATCGCTAACCGCAAAAACATTAGCCATAGCCTCACTTGAATCAGATCTATTAACACCAACAATCTTAGTATAAGCAGTATCAGAAGAATGGTATAAATAACTTACACAATAACTATTTAAATAAACTCTAGCATTAACATCTACTATCAAATTAGGTAATGGCACCTTTTGACTCACTAAAATACCAGAAGACACAGAAGACCACGCTAAAGATTGCTGGCTCTTAAAAAACACATAATGCTGACCATCTATCGCATAAGGAACAACATCGGTATCAGACGGATTTGTTAGAAAAAATCCTACACATCTCCATCCAGAGCTCGTAGTATGATAATATCCATACCTATCGCGATCTAAAGTCGGCTCTGTAGTAGAAAACTGTATATTATTACTGTTTAATGTTGTTCCACTAGTAGTCGCATATATATAATACCAAGTATTACTATTAAAATTTCCAGTTTTTTCAAAACGCGATTCTACATAATGAAAACTTTCCTGTGATCCATCATTAATATATACTACTCCAGGATTAACATAAACCCCACTAACACTAGCGTATTCACATTTTATAGTTTGGATACCTTTAGTTGGTGTTATTATATCTGTTTTAGAAACAAACTCTAAACCACTTAAAGTAGTTCTTAAATATTTATCATTCATTCCAGAATAAGTAGTAGGTGTGTCAACAAGACCTATAAACTCAAGAGGACCTCCAGTCCCCTCACTAGTACTATGTATATGATCTGGTAAACTTCCAATATTACCTGGCTCCACTACTCCGTACAATACCGTACTTAAATTACTAGTAAGCTCATTTTCTTTAATGATAACAACAGTATTCGGACTAGAAAAATTAGAAATCAGTACAGTACAGTACTTTACACCATCTACACCACAGTCTAATTTAAGTCTCCTACCAGATACAAAAATACCAGTAACATCTCCAGACACGCTAAATTTATTACTAGAAATATATGTAGCATCCATCAGCATACCTCTAAACTAATTTTAATAAACCATGCTATACAACAAAAACTAATTAATCTTCCCACCATGTTTTAAGCCGTGCTTCGTAATTACTAATATCAACGCCGGCCGGAATGTCTGTTCTTATATATACATTTCTATAAGAACTTGGCTGTATACTTTCAGACTTTACAGAAGGAGCTAATATAATACTATTCAGCGCAGCATCACCAACAATTCTATACTTTAATTGGTGGTATCTAGCTTTCGATAAGAAATAATTGTTTTTTGGTACCTCTTTCCACTCTATTCCTGATGATCCCCAAACAGGATCTGAATCATGAGGAAAAATTCCGGCGCTGTATGGTTTATGATATTCTATAGAATCACTCAAAGAAAAAGATAATAAACCAGGCATCTTTGTAGAACTCCACGATCCCTGCCATTCGTACTCTATAGCTCTTGTTTTTAAGTTTATAAACCATAATTTATCATTTGTATATGAAAATACTACGCAACAACTATGCCCAGCAACAATTCTAGCTAAATTTGTAAAACCATCTAATGAAAAACTAATTTCTTTATCCTCATTTACATATGTAACACTAGAACTATTAATACACCAAAACCCACCATCGAAATCTTTTTTCATTCTAGATACACCACCGCTTGGAATAGCCATCTCATCTATTTTAATACCGTTGGCATCATACCTACATATTGCACTTATCCCAGTATCAACTACCCAACACCCACCATCTTCTGTCGCACAAATAGCCCGTGGAGCAGATAGGGGTATTGTGTAGATACTATTACCAGCGTAATCAATAAAATTTAAAGTATTATTTAACTTGTTGGTATACCACAAATTAACACCGCCCCACTCAACACATCCGTCATATAAAAAATCATCTGCACTGGCTATATTACAGCTTGTACTATCATAGTTATTATTAACTCTAACTAGTCTTTTATATGAACCCTCACCAGCAGTACCATACCCCCAAACACCATTATCTGAATCAAATTCAAGTAAAACATTGAATTTTTTACAGTTACTTATCATATAGTAATCAATATATGCATAATTCGAGTTATAAACATAAATTCTGTTCTCAGAGCCAGAAGACTCATACTGAATTGAATAGGCAATTCGTCCATTATACCTATTTACAGTAGTGCCATATATAGTTTGGGGATACGCTGGTATATCATATGAAATAATATTTTGGGTAACTTGATCAGTTACAACATCGTACATATCTAATGTATTACTATTCCTTGCAGGCCAAAAAATTCTATTAACAATTAATGGTTCTGTATTAGAACTCCTAACTTTAATAGTACCATCTACAGTATCATCAAAACTAATCAAGCCACTGTTTTTATCTTCTATAGTTATAAAATAACTTGCTTTTACAGAATCTTCTAAATCAAAAATAGGAGTTGTATAGTACCCACTAGCTCCATCTGCTACAACTGAGCTATTAACAACTTTAGTATTATCAAAAACCCCCATATTCCAAATATATTTAGAATTAGCGTAGTTATCATTTAAAATTACACCATCATTCAAACTATAATAAGGACCCCCCACATTATTCGCAATTTCTAAATAAAAATCTAAATCAGATTCTGTATAATCAACGCAAGTATAAGCATCAACAGGAATAGATGAATTATTATAAATAGCTACAGCTACTGAATTACTGACACTGGCTATAGGCATATTGCTCAAAAATACTTCTGTTTCATTTCCATCTTCACCAAATCCAACAATATAATCATCGTTAAAAATTTGTAATTCATACAACTCAATATTTACACCACTAACAGTAGTTAATATATATCTAGGAGCTGATGGACTTGGTACGTTAGTATAATAATATTGACTTCCAGAATATGTTGTTAATATAGTATAATTGTCAGACTCAGAATTTTTATAATAAAATTTTATATTACTTTTTTTAGATAGATCATCTGCATATAATCTAATACCATCAACTTTTATTCTTTTAGCAAGATCAGCTTCTAAATATAATACTCCACTAGAAACTACAGACACTCCTGAACTAGTAAGGTTGTTATCATATAATTTGGCTAACTCACTAGCAGTTAAAGATATATTTCCAGTACCAGAAATTGTTAATGATTTGAATACTGAATTACGTATTAAGTTATACTGCATTTTTATACCTCTTAAACTGGCATTTTCCAATCGATTAGTAATGTGGCGGTAGATAATAAAATTTTACTTGCTCCACCTTTATTTGCCCGTATAAATATAGTAACTTCATCACCAGGATCTATTGCATTAAACACTAACGGCAATTCAGGAGCACCTATTCCATAAAAATTAATGTTATCATCAGAAATCTCGATGAAGTTGTTTGGTAAATATAACTCCTCATAGTCTATATCAGCCTTCTCTATAGAAAAACTTGTCTTGCAATAATCATAAACTTTAACATTATGAAAAACCATATTTCCATAAATATCAGAATTTCCAGTAAGTTGCGGCACGGCCCCTCCCAACTTTAAAATTGCTGATTTAGTATCAGTTACATCCCACGTTACTTTAGATGCACACACAGCCGTACCATTTATATACAATCGCAACGTATCCCCATTATCAGTAAATTCACCATTATTGCTCCATACAAGTGCAAAGTGTACAACATCATTTCTTCCTAACAAATACTCTGATGGTAATAAATTGGTATCCATATTTAACACATTTAAATTATATCTAATATCTCCAGCAATTACCTCAAACCAATTAGCTGATTTTATCAAAGCCCCTACAATTTCATTATTAGTATTTATAAGTGTAAATAGAGGTCTAGAGGCTACATTATTAAAAATATCAATACCTGTAGTATCAGTACACAATTTAATATAAAACTCAATCGTACCGTGTTCTAATGTTATATTAGAAAGAGGCAACTCTAAATACTCATTACCTGTCAAATAAAGTCCAGTACCAAACTTGACTTGCTCATCAAATTTATTTCTTTCTATAACAAAAGAATCTAAATACATATTAAAAGATTGGCCTTTACCTCTATAAACCAAACGCACTGACGTAAATTCTTTACCATTAGTCCTATAATCTAAATCATCGTCTAAATAACTATATAAAGGATCATACGCAGATCTAGCCGGTGAAGTAAAATCTGCGTCTTCAAACTTTAATTTTATATTGTTCCAGCCAGTAATTAATTCAATATTAGAAATATTCCAACCATAATAACTAGGACGTAAGTCATTGTACCTTCCAAAAATTATATAACCATAGGTTGTATCTAACCTAGTAACATCATCTATATACAACCACACTGTAAAAAAATCCTTGGGACTAAAATACACATCTTTACCAAAAGTATCCCCCTCTATAAATTCTAACGTATCTACACCAGAGGAACTTGGATAATTTATATGTAAAGATCTTTCACCCACTTTTGTATGGATATAATCATTTGACAATGTACTAATTACAGAAGACCACCACCAACTATACTCAGTTATGTTATATCTTTCATTTCCATAAACTTTAATTAAACTTAGCCAATCTTTACCATATTTACTTGGATCTCCATCATAAGAATACCCCGTAGCCGTATCGCGTGTCACAGCAACCCATTTTCTTAACCCTACAGGTCTATAAATAACTACATTTCTAGCTCCCCAATTAGCATCACTCGAATCCCAATCCCCACTTATATGCCTTACAGCCTTAACATCATAAAACCCAGGATTAGTAATATTAAACTCACCAAATTGATGAACCCATCCAGCTGCTATAACACTAGCAAATGAATCTAGTGTTTCAGATCCTTCCAAACGTATACTTATTTCATCTTCTAAATTTGCTTCGTAACTATCCCACTCTAATAGGTAATTTCCCGAATCAAAATATATATCAGAGTCAAATAAAAATTCAACTTCACCACGCCTATTACCTGTACTCACATTTGTTTCATATTGTATTTTATATTCGCCCGAACTTGTAAAAGAGACTTTCTTAGGGTCATCAAACAAATCATCTGAATATTTAAAAAATTCTTCAGCATTGTCCCAATCACCAGTATTAAATTTATAATTAACTAATGAATGTCCAGTGATATCAAATTGATCATCAAGATTTAAACACACTATCGGCCAATCTTCACTGTTTATATGTGTCTCATCTATAACTGAATAAACCTCTATTTCTCTCAAAAAACTTCCTTGAAATACTTCATAAGATCCTGTTTCCGCATTGTAAAAATTTAAATATTGTGTATCATAGCCAGTAATTACAAGTCGAGCCCTTCTAGCATAAACAGGATCAAATTCGTGCTCACGTAAAAATTTAGAGTTGCCAGTAATAGTAAATACTGTAGTAAAACTTCCCGTAACAGTAGGAGATATTTCAAATTTATAAGATTTATTCATGTATGTAGAATCGATAGTATCATACCCGTGGTGCAAAACTACTTTATTTATTAAATAAAGATCGCCAAAATCAAGTTCTAAATAGGGGTCTTCTGTATCTTTTTGAAATCCCCAACATGCATTCATACTATATTCAGTAGAAATACCGTCTACTGCATTACTTGGATAAAATCCGTTAAAATATGTATTAGTTCCTGTAGTAGTCGCTCCTAAAGCAACATTTTGAGCATAAGTATAATCGCTAAGTATTTTACCAAGTTGCTGCCATTCACAATTATAACCACCTCCAATACAAAATACATCTCTTATGTTGGGGTAAATGCCTAATTTTCTTATATATTTAATATTACCTTGCGAGTTCTGTAGTTTGATAAAAACCCATCTAGCATCGCTATAAGTACTATTGTCAATACCAACCGCACTAACATCTTCAACATCGGAATTAGAATAATAAGTATTATTCTCAGTACTTATCCATAATTTGGATCCTTCCGATCCATAATTTCTAATAATACCCAATGAGTGGCGTTTGGTCAAATCTATAGCAAATAAAGTATTGTATTGCTGATTATTAATAGATATAGTCAACTCTCCAGTTATATTATCATCTGACCACACATACGAACCATTTATATGGCTAGATCTTACCACAATATTATTTAAATTTCCATTTCCATGAACTAGCCTAATTTTATTTACAGGGCTATCAGTACTAAGCTTAAACCCAAAGACATTTGCTACAATTAACCCGTTTATAACCATAAAGTTATCCACTGCAGCTTTTCTCAAATTATTGTCTGGTTGATAAATGCCTATCCGTATATCCACAGGATTTCTTGTAAATGCAAAACCACTCCATGATGATTTACAGTTAAAAACATTCCATGCACCATCACCATTCATAAAATATAAAACAACATTATTATCCTGCCTAATAATTCTAATTTTTCCATTAGTATAATATGCATAATAACTATTAGAACTCCAAGATTTAGTGCCTCCAGCTGTCTTACCACCCTTAGTCCACAAACGTCTATTATCAGTAGTTCTAACCATCTTAGAATAAATATATTCAGATCCACTAGTTATCTTAAGTTCTAATCCCGCATTAGAAGTACTTGACTTCCCCTCCGTTAAATAATTAAAATCTATAACTACATCAAAATCACCACTTAACAACCACTTAGATTTAATCCAGGCAGACTGAGAAGAGTCTTTTGTAGTAATTTCTAAATAATTATTCATTATTTGGGCAGTTCCTGTACCTGTAAATAACTCAGTCCATTTTAAAGGGTTAGGAGGATCTCCATTAGAACCAGTAAAGTCATCCCACAGAGACACACTCAAATTTTCGCTAGAATAATCAACAGCGTTAGTAAAAGAAGACGAACCTACAATTCCGTCATAATATACTTGTTCAACTTCCAACAAATTGTCATCATAATATACAAAAAATTTAACTATACCTAACGCATCCCCTCCGGAACATTCTATCTTCCAGTATTTAGCACTATATGAAGGTGTAAATGTAATCTCAGACAACCTATTTTCAACAGTAAACTCATTACAAAAATCTATCGAAACACCGCTAGATAAAACACCATAACTATGCCATGTTTCTCCATTGTCATAAGTATAATAAGCCTCTTTATTATCAATTAAATTTTTAAGTCCGTATGCTTCAACGTTAATAGCCGTTTGATAGTTATCATTACCAACAGTAAAATCTTCATTTTTAAATAAATTAGCCTTAGGCCCATAATTTGGTACAACAATATCAGTATATGAACTTAAGTTAGACCAGTATGACACATTTTTAGTACTTACAGTATCTACTGGAATATCAACTTTCAAATCTAACACTTTCCCATAAATATTAGTAAACGACAATTCTTCAGATGCATTTACACTAGTTCTACCAGCTTCATTTAATAATACAACGTCTTCACAATTATTACCAGGAGTTTCAGATAAAAACGCGGCTACTTCATTGACATAAAAAGGTGTAGCTGAATTAAACTCAAGTCTAATATATCTAGGAGCTCCTCCCAAAAAGGCTGATACTTGATTAGAATTTATAACTTCAAATTCAGCAGCTTTCCATACATCTCCATAGCTAGAAAAAGATGCTTGTATATTATCTAATAATGACGATGTAGAATACATTTTACTATAAACTTCAATTTCAGTAAGTTTTGTACTATTATGATTAGCTGTGTATATCCTAAACCCTTTACAAGATATAGGTTCAAAATTATGCTCTAAGATCAACCAATCAGCGCCAGCCGCAGCCTCAACGACTTCCCAATTAATAGGGTCGCTGTCACCATGAGCATAAATTACTCTATCATCCATTGGGTTAGAAAACACATATGCAGCTATCGGATCATCTTCAGTATTATAATGTACTATACCATCTAAAGCCACCGAGGTATATTCTGGAATTTTTTTAAACCTAGGATCTGTCAAATCCCCGCTATAATCATAATTACCTAAATAATAAGATAATTCCAAATGCCTAAAATTATTCCGCTCTTTAAAATAAATTATACTTTTATGTATATCAACCTCATTCTCATACGGCACCTTTAAAGTAAATTGGATTGGATCTTGTTTATAATACCTAGCATATGGTGGCCCATCTACAGTAATATAACCACAAAACTCATGTTTACCGTCACAATCATACGAATAAATCCACTCTGCATCACCATTCACATAAAAATAAGAATGAGGGCCATTAGTTGCTAAACCATTATCTGTATAAACAGTCCCCAACTGTCCATTATCAGCTGTAACTATAGCATCATCTAGACATTCTATTCCATAAGCTTTATTTAAATGTGTTTCAGACCACTGCTCACCGAGAAGCCAATTAAACCCACTGTGCGAATGGCTAGCACCAAATAAGTCTACCTCCCAAGAAACATCTAAACAACTAGCTATATTGTATTCAAACCATTGTGACTTTTCAACCCCAAATACATCTAGAGTCTCTACATTGACTTGTTCCCCAAGATCAATATCTAAAACAACATTAGTTTGTTTTCTATCACTACAACAATATACGGCAAACCCAGCAACTCCAAATGAATAAAATTTCTTGTCTATATTTTCTATACTAAATATACCATACAAATCACCACTAACTTGAAAAAAAGTTGCGTCTGGTAAATTAGTAGTTGTGACTCCAACATACAAATTAACATCGTAAACAGCCAATAAATCGCCTTTTTCTACAAAAACATCACAATCCACCCTATATACATTAGGTTTCATAGTATATAAATAATTAGAATTAGTAGAAGGAAAATCAAATGTATGGATAACTTTAAATGTACCATTGTTTAATGGACGTATAATCTTTATTTTAGATCTACTACTAATAATACCCGCAATATAAATTTTATTTATACGGCCATTTGAATTTATAGGGTGAGACAAATCAATTAGAGTTTTATTATCATTAACGAATGTAGAATAATATTCGTTTGAAGTTTCACCCAATAAAATAGATGGTGTAATTTTGTTAAAATCTCTTCTACCACCTTCAACAGAAGGCTGGCCTGAAGAGTGTACATAAGCAAAATCATCATATATTCCATCTACCATACGGTTAATTTCTATTGAAGATAATAACCTAGAACCACTAAAATCAAATCCATCGGCAGGATCATTGCCATAAACATTTGTCTGCGTAATAAACCCAAGTGGCTCAGCTGCAGTACCAGACACGGTTACATATGAATGGCTACCTTTAGTTCCTGAATTTATGCGTAATTTTCGATCTTCTGTGTACTCACAATACGCATACATAAAAGCACCAAGATTAAAACTGCTTATTTTATTAGAAATAACTTTTGCTATTTCAACTCCTCTTAAATTTTCATTCGTGCCTAAATTAAAAGTCATAGGGCCATAATTATTAATGTCAACTATTAACTCATCATTTATTCCAGATACCGTTGTATAAATATCATAGCTTTCATCAGCCTCACAATAACCTCTATTTCCAGCCCCTTGACAAGGATGTTCATAATTAGTGTAATAAGAGCATTGAGTGTTGTTACATGTATATTTATTTAATGAGCTAATTTTTATATAACTAATACAAAATTTATCTCTGTATTGCCCGTCTATAAATGGGTATACACGTAAATTATTTATTAATCCTTGCCAATATTGTTCAGGACCCATATTTATAGTATATAAATGCCATTTATTGTCTGCTACTATATCAAACTCTAATTCTTTATCAGAAGTCCATGCAGAATCATCGATACGAATCCATGCAATTTTACCTTTAGTTGGTTTTTTATCCTCATCATAAATTTCTAGCTTCATTAAAATTTTTACATAATAAAAATCAGACCCATCAATTGGTACAAATGGATTAGATCTACTTATATAACAAGTCCTACCAACTGCTGTTCCAAACACAAACCCGTTCCAGCAACCGTATAAATATACATTAGAATATACATCCCACCCATCTACATCAGCATTAGTAGTAAAATTTGAGCTGTATGCATCTAAAGAATCATAAACACAAAGATCCGAATTTTGTATTAATCTAGCATCTTTAAGTAAATTATACATATTTATGATCTCTTAGTATTGTACACTGCTTTATTACATCAACTAAACAAGTACCATCTCCAAAGTATCCACTACATTTGCCACAAAACTCAATCCCATTATCAGGATCTATCGTTTGAGGATTGATTACAGTAGAAAACATGTGTTGTTTTCTAACTTCCATAACCTCTCTAGCAATCTTTTCTCTATAACGTTTCTCCCACTCACGGTATGTAAATTTATAATTACTGCCACAAATTTGACATTTATACACTAAAAATTGTTGGAGAGACTTTTCAACAATACTTCCAGTTTCATCAACTAAATAATTTACATCAGACATGTAACTATCAAATGTTGCTACATCATCTATATATAAATCTCCCCCACAATTATCACACTCAATTGTAAACATATATGCACCTCTTAATATAAACTTATAGGACCATCAGGAAAATCAAACTCTATAGTACCATACCAACTATTAAGGCCTTCTGCCACAAACTCAGATCTCTCAATTTGAGGACGTAAAAAATATTCAAATGGTCTAATAAGAACATTAGCTATGCCTCTAAAATATGCAACAACCGCATTATTAGGAACAATGCTATAACCAGATCCGCTAAATTGACATGCACGCTCATATATACGATCATAAATATCTTCCCATTCACACGGTACTGGCAACGCATGTCCACACAACACACAAGGAGCTTGTTCTAAATGCTCAAAATCATACCTAAAATGATGCCCACACGGACTAAATTTCGTAAACTTATGAATTGGTGCTAATGGTCTGACAATAGTGTTTGTAAACTCACAGTTCCATTTCGGAAATGACAAGCCTAACCTTACTAATAAAGCAGATAAACTAGCCGGAGCCACTGAAGACATAGTAAACGAAACATTTCCATCAAATGCTATTTTATCATGTATTTTTTTCTGTTCATCCTCATAATAATATGGATCGGCAGAACCAACTATAGGCTCTTTATCATGGTGGCATTCATATATTATCCGGCCTCTTACTTTATTCATAGTCTTACAAGAACCGGCTGTTCCTGGCATACCTACAACACCATAAATCGAATCCATCTGATATACTGTAGAACTATCTCCCGGTAAATGATATAACAACGAACCAGTAGAATTATAACCATGGGGAGGAAAATCCCCATGAGTCCCTAATGAGACATTATACTTACGTTCATATGTCAATATTGGTTCTACAGCCTCTATTAATTCAGCAGTATATACATACAACCTCTTTATACCTACTAAATTAAACACATTTTCTAATTCATAATAATCTGTATTATATCCAAAATCTAAGAGTTCTTCATCAGTAGCTTTTAAACGAAAAGATATTTTAAAATTATCTACACCAGTAAACAAATCTTTAATTGAATGTGGTAATTTATAAAACGTTTTTAACGAATTAAAATTATCTGATTTGTTTGCCAATATAAGGTTATCTATAGACAATAATTCAGATTCTTCCAAATCAACTGATGTTTTTGTAACCTTTATCCCAGGCACACTATATAAAAATACCCTCTCAACATCATTTTCTTTTGTGGATATAGCCCCATACAAATATTCAACGCCTATAGCAAACACAGATGTGCCGTTTGGTTTTATACTAATATCGACACTATTCTGTTCTGCATTAAATATAGCCTCCATATCCACATATGCCGGATAATACTGGTTTAAATCAGGCAAGCTGCTCCAAAATCCATCTAAATCTCTTATAGGCCTTTGACTAAATTTTAATTCATAATCTTCAGCTTTTAACAAAGTATATTTAAATGGTAAATAATCATTAAGCCTATCTTTATTTATCGCAATATTAAGTCCTCTATGATAATATGTTTTAACTTCATTTCCGACATCGTCATATGTAATTATAGTACGATTTACATCTGGGGTTTTACTAGTATAACCAGTATCAAAAACTGTTACTTCTGTAACCCATGGAGCCTGAGTACAAGTTGAATATAAATCATCATTACATCCGCTAGCGGTAGACCAATTCCCATCTAAATCAAAACACCTCTCAGGCCCACTATTTAACTGTACTTTCCATACAGGTGTAGGAGATGACCCAGACACTGAAGGAGGTATAATGCGCACATTATGATTACCTTCATCACACACGAGTCTGTGCTCATCCAGCCTAGCACCATACTTATACGGAGGATACTCAATGTCTAAAAACCTATGTATACCAACACCATTAGAATACAAACTAGATGGTAAATTATTAATAATGTTTGTATTATAATAAATTGGATGTGAGGCTCTCCATTGCTCTTGCCAAGCCCATTGGATAGACTTAGATGTATCTCCTTTTGGATTGTCTTTATATGTATACCAGGCTATAACAGGTAATAAATTAACGCCTTTCAAATATTGCTTTTTAGGTTCTGGGTAATAAATTCCAGTAGTATCGTGTACTCTAAACACTTCATTAAAATCAAACCTATCGTATAAAACACTTTCTCCAATCGAAATAGCCTCAATGTCTCTATCTGCCAATAACATACCCATTTGATCTAAAAACAATGATTTATCGCTATAAAAATCATTACTTATATACATTTTATAGGGATAATCACTAAAACTAGATGAATAATCAACAACAGAATATAATTCTGGTAGAGGCATCCATTTATTACGTCTAATATAAGACTGTCCTTCCCAATAATAATAATCAACATTATCAGTTGAACGAAAACTACGTAAAAAATCTCTATAGGTATTTCCAAATTTAGGCAGTCTTCCGCCAAGCTGAGTAGCACGCAACTTATCTAGATAAGATAAACCACCACGATACCTCGCATAACCAACATAGTACTGATCCCCTACTTTTTCCCAGTTACAGTATGACCAATCTTCACTGCAATTCCAAATAGTTGCGTGTATACCGCAGATTTCACCTAGATTATCAGCAGGACCTAACATACGCATATCATGTTTACCATGCGGTACCTCAGCCCCGTAGTTAGGTAAAAATACTTCCATAACTCCCGTATCTGTTCCTAAAATAGCACTGCGTATATTATAATATGCTTCTTCATCACATCCATCATACGGATACCACATCGGCCCTGTCAAACTAAAAAAAGACAAATCGTGATCTCCACATGGAGGTGTGTAATCTCTAGTACCTAACTGTGAAAAAGTTTCTACTCCAGTAGGACCATATTTCTTATATTCTGGTAATAATTTATACCTTTTGTATTTAGCCTCCCAAGAATAATAAATCTCAACATCTCTACAAAATGGCTGCCTAACCCATGTAAGTAATTTAGTTTTTGCTTGTCCACGTATTTTGCCTGTACGGCCACTAAATACTATACTTGGCGCAAGAGTAGTGTCGCTAAATTTAGTAACAGTGTACGTACCATTTGATTCCATTATCTTCACTGCTGAATACTCAACTAAAGCATCGTTAGAAATAAAATCTTCTTTAACTTCTATATAATTTATAGGCATAGCCTCACTAGCTGTGTGGCGTTCGTATATATAAATAGAATCTATTGTGATAAATGCTTCTTCTGGGCATGGAGCTGAAAACTTTTTTATATCCTTTGGCTTTATTATTAATTGATTTAATTCTAATTTACTGCTGTCCTTATAAACAACTTCCATATCTATAAAATCATTTGTCGAATAATAAAGCCGTATCCCCTCTATCTCCCAGTCTTTAAACACATCAATTAATTCATTGTTTTCATCTGGAATAGAAATTAAAGCATAGCCAGCATTACCAAAAAACCTTACATTTGTTTGTATAGATAACACTAAATTAGAAAACAATTTCCTCTTATATAATTTATAATTCATTTTAAATATGTCAGTAGACTGATTCAAATAATTTGAAGATAATCGTTGTTTAACTCCATCCATATATGTATAAACAGGATTTGTATATGGAGTAAACGGAAAAAATTTAAAAGTAATAGATCCATTATTATTAACATCTGTCATAAATGAGTCTTCGTAAGACGGTAAATAATTAATAACCCCCTTACCTTCTACGTTGAAAGATAATTGACCTATAACACCACCTACGAATTGTTTGTTAAAACTTACTTTATCAAATTCAATTTCACCGTCCTTCAATTCAACAACTACTACAGTATTATCTCCAAAAAAAGTAGGTGTTTCTACAATAAACATATTATTGTGCACACCGATCTCGGATTTTATTACACTGTCGGGGTAATTATATATAATATAATCTAAAAAACTATAAAATTTAGTATAAAATTCATTAAAATCTTCTCCTAATAATATTTTTAAATCACGGATACTATTGTTATTTAATAAAGCAGCTTTTATATCAGACGGTATGAATAAATTTGGATCATTTAAATTAAATACATATACATCAGAAGAATAATTAAAAATATCTCCAAATATAAGTATATTTTCATGAGTAATGTCATACGTCTCAAAAATATTAGTATTCTCAACAACTTCAAATTTATTACATATTATAGGCTTTAAAGTCAACTCCTTTAATTCTCTAACCAAAGTAGGGTAACTAGGAAGATAATCATCGGCCTTAGTCCCAACCCCCAACAACACATCTTCTCTATTTAAAGAAAAATAATCAAATGAACTCATTTCCGTCTTAATTGCTGGAACAAGAGTTTCAATAAAATTACCCGAATCAATATTTTTCAAAAATCCTGACCAAGCATATAATACTGGCTCATAAAATAATTCTTCATATTCATCTTTAGACCATTTATCCTTACGAATATAATACCTAAGTTCCAATATCTGCTCTGCCAATACAAAATCACCATGCTTCATAAATTCATCTAAACAATAATTCCAACATATATTAGTATAAAACGGGCATTCCGGTTTAGCGCCATTACATGGAGGCACATACATATTTAAATCAGCATTATACATAAACTTGCTAAACACATTAGTAATCTCATCCTCATTCGTACAACGAAATGTCGGAGAATCTACTGTTCCACTAATAGATACTGAAAACTCCGAGGAATCGCCCCTCCACCAATAACACCTACCTAACTTGGCTCGCATATTATAAATCTCAAAACTAAGAGGCAAACGATAAACAAGTCCAGACGTTGTAGTTATCTCATCTCCTAAATCATACCCTAAAGAACTTAACTCATCGTCTGGTTGTAACTCTGAAAATCCCATATGAAATGGCATATATCCACTACATTTAATAGAAGTTCCAGATCCATCACATTTACCCTTATTATAAGAAGTTATTGGATCATAATTACCAGGTTTACTAATATTTCCAGAATTATCCAATACTGGCAAATTTACCCATTTAATATCTCTCCTACTATAAACGGTTCTGTTAGGATCAGGTCTAACACACATCCAAGTAAGATTATCAGTAGTACTATTATACTTATCACATTTAACTTCGGTGCCTAACAAATTACAAAATGGATAAAACTGAGCTGACTTATCAGAACACACTATATTGTCTATACTCCAATTAGTACACACACTAGGCTCTTGTACCCAATATTGACATGTATTGTTAGTAACACCACTAGCCAACGGCATTAGTATCTATAACCTCCATAGTAAATCTACCAGTTAACTCATCTATATGATAACAAATTTTATTACTTCCTTCATAAAAACCTATAGTACGCCTTTCAATACGAAAACTTTCTCGTATACCAGGAACCATGGATGCTCTGTATTTAACAAAATAAGCTTCTTTATTAGTTAAATGCCAAGAACGACCATCAAAAAATAAGGACAGACGTATTATGGCTTTTTTAGGTACTTCTCGCCACTCCATCTGCCCTTCTCTTATAATTGTTCCATCCTTAAGTTGCACTTCCCAATAACGTTGCATTATAACCTCCATCTCCTAAAACACAGTACATAACGCCACACTATAGTTACTACCCATCCCATCCATAGTGCCTGCTAAATTGATGCAGCACCATCAATGATTTATGCGTAATCAAAAAATAAACGATAATTAATACTTGAATTTGCACCAGTTTCAGCTACGCCCAATCTAATATTCAACCATATAGGATCTCCAGTTAAACCCCGTAACGGATAATGTCCAATAGATTCACTTGCATCAGCTGTAGATACTACTGATAAATTAGCTTTCGTAGCATATAAATACAATGGTGGAATATCATTATCTATATCAGCAGCCTGTATATTCTCGCGCCACTCAATTCCATTTATTGGAGATGAACCTGCTGTATTATCTGGGCCTACTGTACCAAATCTAAAATATGTATCACTATTACCAGCGTTATGGTGACTAAACGTCCCGTGACTTTGTAACCCGAATTTGACAGTACTCATCTGCACTGCACCAGACTCTATCTCAAACATTACCACTTTAACATCACTTTCTGTAGATACAGTGACATTACCATAATTAAGCTGACTTATATCATAATTTAATGGTTTAGGTCCAGAACATATAACGTAAAAACAATCCCCAGCACCTAAATTATCAGAACCTCCAGTAGGATTAAATTTAATATATAACCCCCTAGAACCAAGCCTTGTCCAACCACCGGACACACTAGTTATTGGAGAAGCACTATCATCTCCTCGATCAGAGCTAAAAATATATTGTGCTGTGCCAACTGGAGCACTAGCATTAGTACCAGAAGCATAGTCTGGTTTATAACATTGGATTGTCCACGCCGGATTACAGGTATTAAAAACCGCATCTGTAAACTTAACCATTAAACCATATTTACCAATTTTATACCAATAATCTGGATAAAGCATCTCTACCCAATCAGTCTGACTATCAATGTTCGGACTGCTGCTCCATCTAAGTCTGGGAACATTACCAGTACCAGCACCCATAGTAGTTCCGTTTGTAGTGTCTATTTCAATTGTATATTGAATATCCGAAGTATAATTAAACAAACCACCAGTAGATAACGTTCCAGCATAAGTATTACTACCGCCTTTAATAGGAGTACCAATGCCCCTAGTAGCATCGTTATCATTACTAATTACTATTTTATATGTTTCATCAAATAACCCATAATAACTACCTGATATACTAACATCCCCACTAAAAGTATACGCTGCCTTACCATCAGGAGTAGTTGTACCTCCAGACTCTGATTTTGTCTGAAAACCAAGGGCACTATGCGCAGAATTAGTACCACTAACCACAGACACACTTGAACTTGATCCTAAACTGCCTGAATAAATAATAAATCTATTACGTTTACTAATACTACCACTAATAACAGTATTCTCCCATTTACATATAGCGTGATCCCATCTAGCATCATTCTTTCCCAAAGCATGTAATTTATCAGTTATATCCCTAGCTACAAACCTAGGATCTAAACCTGTACCAGAATGTAAAGTTATATATGGACCGCTGTCCCCATCTATAGATAAATGTAAACGATTAGTAGTCGGTCCAATATTTATAACATCGCCAGGATCTGCTGTACCAATACAATACCCGCGTGTCCCTTTACACCCTGCACCTCTCCCATCATTTGCGACTCCAGACGCTGTAGTTGAATACTCAACCCACCTAGTAACTGCAACCATGTCTAAACCTCCTATATTGGGTTTTCAGTTTTAAACGTAAAACTAAATGGAGCCATTTCATTGCCGTCATAATCACGTACACCTGAAACTGTAATTGTATATGTATGCCCATAAAAAAAGAAATCATTTTGAGGATAAACAACCGCACTTAAATTTTTAAATCCCACTGGCCTAATACTTGCCGATAGTGCAGTAGATTCAAAATCCTTAGTCTTAAAATAAAAAGACTCACTCTCTGTGTTAGAACATACAACATCATTACTAGCGATAACAGTTGTCGTAACTTTTGTACTTGGACCCCAATCAATTAATTCATCAAATAATAAATTATACCCAAATAATAATTTATATGTATTAGTTTTTATCTCACCAGACGTGCTTTCAGCACGTATAGTAAGATTTATAACCCCACTCGATACTAAATCTGGATTGTTATAGTAACACCTATAACCATTGGTGATTCCTGATAAACTAGTAGCTACCTTTATTCCGTCTTTAATAAAATACGTTCCAGACGATACTAACGAACTTCCACTAGAAGTTTCTATTACAGATACAGCTAAAAATGCTAGATTATCTAAGTATTTCCATTCCTTATAATCCAATGAAAAATTATATATACTAATAGCCATTTAACAGGCAACGCTCCTATAGATAACAGTTAGTTTATTTAGTCTAATCTATATACTATTGGAATTACTTTAACTTTTCTCTTTATACCACCTATATATACTAAAATACTATCCTTATCAATACCAGTTCCATTTACAGCATACACATTAGCAGATATCCTAGCAACTTTCCTAGCAACTCCCTCAGTACAATTTTCTGGCTCAAAACTTTCTGGATCAATCCACGGACCTATACTTCTTTCACAATAAAACCGCCAACTATCGTAAAGTTTATTTCTATTGCTGGATAAGTCATCAACAATAACTAGCACTTCCACTGGCCTATTATAAATAAAATTAGCGGTAGGAGAATATTCTACATGATAACCACCAGAAATAGTAGTAATTGTAGGCGTGACAATAAAATTATTAACATACATTTCTAATGAATTTATATCAACACCAACTCCTGTATAGTAATATACGGCGATTTATAATCTGGTATAATCCTAAACCAATAATCAGTAATGATTATATTAGGTGTAGGCGCCGTATCATAAACTTCTATAAACACATAAATAAGAGCATTATGATGAAAATCAGCAACAGGATTATACATAATGTCTAAACCTAATAACCCCCCACCAGCATCAAACGTTGAGATGTTGCATTGAGAAGTTACGTCTACATATCCTGTATTGCCTGCATAAGAAATCTCTTTTACTTTAAATTTTAATGTGGATTGATTCAAACTAAATGCAAATGGACGTAATCGTATATAAATATTAGTATTAACCGCGTTTTTCTCAGACCAAAATGGAGGTATGGCGTCGTCTACAAATCTAAATTGATCGATGCTTGTAGTATCCTTATGGCCACTACTTCTATGCTTACTGACATATAATTGACTTAACTGATAACTATTAGTCTTGTCCCCCTTTTGTTGCAAACCAACATCAATTTCAAAATCATTATCGATCTGCCTTATATAATCTGTGCTTATAAAATTTTCCAGTTGTTTTATAATAACTGTATTATCTGAGGGCTCTCCCCCTCCACTCCAACCACCGCCGGGAAATTGAAACTTAGATAACGCTTTAATATAAGTATTAATAGTTAAACCTTCTAACTGCCTTAAAAATATATATAATTCATACCGATCTAGTTTTTGTAACAAATCTAATTGAATGCTAAATCTTTTACACAATAACAAATCTAACTCATCCCATACATATTGGCTTCCAGTAGATGAAGAAGCCCCATCTACCCTAGCCTTTATAGTTATAAATTCATTATCATCATCAGCTCCGTTTATATCAAAATAGTCAACGTCATAAATAATAGTAGCGACCCCATTAGCATTAGTCGTAGCTTGAGCACTTATAGGAGAAAACTCCCCATAATCAGGCGAATCATAAAAATACACTGTTTTATTATTTAAACCTACTCCGAATTGATCTCTAACAATAACTTTTATAGTGACTTGTTGATCATTTAACAGTATCCCATCTGGAATAGCTTGTATAGATAGACTTTTAGTATATGGTGAAATAGTGTCTTGATGATAATTATACGTAGACCAGGTAGTAGTAGACCACACCCCACTATCATCTACGCGTGTTATCTTGTCTTGTAAACGATAAATAGCCAAATCATTAAACGCAATATCATAAACCGGTAATATTGTACGTTTATTGGAATTAATATTATTTAATGCTTGTGCTTTATATACTTCGTTATCATCAAAATCAAAATAAATTAAATCAGAGTTTTTAACAAATCCTATAGATTGATAACTCGAAGTCCATGAAGAAGCTCTAACATTAGAAAACATTCCACTTTCAAGTGCCCCACTTATAGTGCCAGATCTCAAATCTACCTTATATAAAGACCCTGTTTTAGAATTTCCATTTAAACCATCATCACTAAATACATAAGCATTTTTCCATACGGTAATAGAATCTCCTGAAACATATTCGTTTAAAGGAGGTATAGCGCCACTTACAGTAATATTAGCCCAGCTACCAGAAACTGAAGTTACTGTGACATATTCAAATGCATACTGATTATCTGTGTCAGAACTAGGCCCAAGTAATAAAGTATCACCTGCTTCTATATAATCTATGTCAGTAATTTTAATTTGCCCAGTTCCCGTAGTTGTAGCCTGACTAAACTCAGTAGTATAAAATTCTATCGCCATACTGTAAGAATCAAACCTATAACTTGCAGTATTCGTTAAATTAATAGTAGAGTCTAAATATAAAGT